TCAAGGCTCCCGATACGGGCAGCATCTTGGTTGTGCCACGGTTGGAAAGGTAGATCCAGTCCAAAGAAGGACCGGAGCCTCTCCTCCAGCAGCGCGCCGAACCCAAGCTGATAAAACATATTCAGCGAGGGTTCGACAGCAATCAACCTCGACACTTTCTCGTCTTTCGGGACGAAGGTGAGCCTACTACCCTCAACCAACATGGTATCGAAGAACCGCTTGCGAATAAATTCGCCGGCGGCCCAACTTTGTCTACCATCGTGGGCTAGGTGATGCTCATAAGCATCATATAGCGACTGCTTGGTCACCGTCATTGGTGATGAGAAGAGCTTCGTGTAGAAGTCCTCCCCAAGTACTCCAACAGATGAGCCAGGGCCAGTCCTTCCTTTGGATAAAATATCCGAGAAAGAATTGACTAAAGGTTCATCCTTAAAGTACCAGAACTGATAAAGGAGACTACAAAAGTCCCCCATTAGTTCCTCATCCAACGACGTATTCGGGCTGAACGTCCAATCCTTGCACCTTTTATTGGTATCAAGGAATTTAACGGTCGCCGCAGTATCACCCTCCATGGTCGTCCTTCCCCCGATAGGCAAAAGCTTACGGGTGAGGTTCTTCCAGAGAAGGATTGCTGCGACTTCCTCGGGCGAACAGTCCGGGCCCCACTCAAAATAGCCGTCTGGGTCAAATAACCCATCACGACGTAATCTGGGCAGAGCCTTCCCAAGGTCCTCGCTGAGGGCCTTAAAGAGCGCTTCCTGTCTTGTAGACATAAAAGTATCCTCCAAGTTTAAAGTAGCCACCAAACAAGCTTGTAGCGGTTAGGGAACATCGAACGACGAAACGTCGTCCTTTGAACCACTTCGGAAGATGTTAAACATTACTCCGATGCTCTGACCATCACTGAGTGTAAACCCAATGATGAGCCAGACTACCACAATGGCAAGTCCCAGTACCCTTTTCCAGCCTTTTAAATGCTGGAGAGGTTTCTCTAACCCTTTCAAGTTAGAGGACCCCAGATACCAGGGAATCGCCATGCTGATCTGACTGCTCCCAAAGGAAGCCGTACAGAAGCGACAAGCAAGCCCTAATGCTCTCAGGGTCAGCAACGTCTGCTCCGGCCGGGACGCTAATTTCTAGCTTCGCGACCATCGGCACACGCGCTTGCCCTGACAGGACCTCAACGCCTTTTCTGACGCTGGCGGTCCAAACATTTCGGGGTAAGGGTGGCAATTGACCGTTCGGCAATAGAGATGGCAGGACCCGCATTACTTTGGGTCTCGTCACCAATAAAGTGAACGGATTGGACGGAGAACTCACCTCCACACCCGTTTGTGTACCTCCGAGCGCCGAGACAGCTCTGGCTTTGCCATTGGTGTCCGGCGCTTGGTCTTCCACAAGCGTGTAGGTGGGTGAGGTCAAGCCGGTTTGAGGAGCACCGGTAACCGGAGAAGTGAAAGTAAGCATTTCAAGCTTCCTTACTCATTTTGACGGTTAAAGAAAACGATTGAGTCCTCGCATGCCGATGAGCGCGGATATATTAATCCACTTAGTTCCCAAACCTGGGAGCTGTAACTCGAATGTTGGGACATATGTCCCATTATAAGAGGCTCTAACGACATGTGTTTTGGACCAATCAATTTGACATGGTCTGAAGTGGTAATACCTCCATGTTCCCCACGGTACTGAAGGGATTTCTCCCTTGGTCGGTGGAGTAGTGAAGGCGGAATCAACGATCTCACGTCTGACGGTCCGATTGGACCACCTGACGCTTGATCGGAGAAAAGACCACCCATTGATTATATCACCAATATTGGTGAAATAATCTATCAAGAACGAGTAAGGCATGATCTCCCACATTGTCGGGACGAAATCTGAAAGGTTAAAACCTAACAGATCGCGCCTCGTCGTTGCGAGATTCAGAGGCCTCACATCTATGGCACCACGATACACAACCTTAACTGTAGAAACGGATTTACGGTGTACATTGTAGACTATAAGTCCACTCTGATACTTACCGCGAAATTCCGTGGTCGCTTCATCCGACTTACCCGTTGCAGAGATGCGCTTCCATGAAGGAAGCTCATCAGCAGCGAGTCGATTTACGGCCTCAAGGCCATTATCGATATCGGATATAAGCGGCCGCCAGTGGTATTGTGTTTCGAGCCATAACTGCGGAAGCCACGTAAGATTACGACCAATAGACCTCCCTCTGAGCCACGCTTGACGCGCGGAATCAGAGAGTTGTCGAAGCCTCTGAGCTTCCCTGAAATAGGTATTGATCTGCGTCCTAAGTGCTTGCGCAGGGTTCATGATACCGTGCAAAGTTTTCGCGAGCTCTCCAAGAAAGATACCACCTTGAAAGGCAGTATTCACCTGTCGGGCTTTACGAATAAACTTCGTCAAGGCCATGTTATTTGCGCTTACATCTGAAAGAGTAGAGGGAGTTGCGCTACTAAACCCTATGTCCGTCCAAGGTAGGACGCCCATATGGTACTCGTCATAAACATTACCCGGGTAATTCCAACTCGGGTCCATGCTTATGCTAGCGTACGCAATTCCGCTTTTGCGGATGCGTATCTTTTGCTTCTGTCCGACAAGCGCCGTGGTAGCATCTAAGCCACTCGCGATTCTTGTCTTCCAATCGGCAAGGTTATCACCTTTGTCGACGGAATCATCCCACGACCAACTCGGAAAAGAGTTGAACTCGGAAAATCCACCGGGCGGATATTGGTTAGAAAAACCTTTATACGTCCTTAGGACCTTCCGACGTGAGGTGACAACAGAAGACGACATAGCACACTCCTTTTACGTTTCAGATAAAACTGCGGCATATAAAGCCGCTGGGGCCCGTGGATTACCAAGTCCGCGGGTATGATGGCTCCTCCGCTACCTATGGACGATACCCACCCTATTACAAGGGTGACACTCAATCGCATTCTGCTGATTGGTGTAGGCCTTCTATGGCCAAGTATCGAACTTCGGTAGCGG